GAGCAATTTTATTTTTTTAAAAGTAAAAAAAACCTCTGGCACAGTTGGCACACCCCTATTTTGGCTTATAAGTGTTGGTACAAGCGAATAATAGTGTGCCACGACCCTTGGCACAGCCTGGCACAGTTAAATAAGCTATGTATACCAACATTTATTGCAAATGTATTCGGCGCGCGGGGATTTTTTTGTTTTCATAAAAACTTTTTTGCCCAAAAATCTCCCTATACAGTATAAGATGTTTATGAGAAAACCTAAAAAATCTAAATACAGACACGCAATTATCAACAAGAAGAGATATTACTTCTATTCTATCCGATGGTTGGACATCACCGGCGATGCGGGTCACGCAACTGCAGATGAGTTCGATAAGTTTGAGTGTTGTGTTATGATTACACAAGCATATGTGTATAAGAAAACAAACAAGTTCTTATGGACGTTTGCTTCTTATGATGAAAAAGAAGAAGTATTTAGTGATAGAAATGTGTTTCCAAAAGGGTGTATAATCAAGATGGAAAAAATAAATGAAAAATAAAACTCTAACTAAAAATATGCCTAACGTAAAATGGAGTCAACTACCACCATTACGAGGGCCAAATCCACAAGGAGAAAACAATGGCAATGTACGAAACAGTTACCAACAAATGGTCACTAGTAAAAAAGTCGCCAAGAAAAATATTAAGTAAGATTAGTCTTATTGTTAATGGGAATCAGGGTTGGATTCTGATTGCAATTCTAGCGTACTTGATTCGATATCTTCAGGCGTAATATTAATTATTTCTTTGTTATCATCTAGAATCTTTTTAAGTTTGTCTTTGATCTCATCGGCAGATAAATTATCTATATTGCCGGTCATCACAAGCTTTTGATCTACATATAAACCACCTGCTTTACCTCTAGCAACTTCTGCATTTACAGCTGCAGACCAAGCTTTATTCTCCAGAGCTTTGTTTCTTATCTGGGCCAGCTCCGATACGTGCTTCTCAAATGTAATGCCATACTTCTCCCTTATTTCTGCCCTCAACTCGCCAATGTATTTAACCACCAATGGGAAATATTTAGGATTACGCATCTCTGCTGCAGCTCTTCTTGCTCTAGTCTTGTAGCCGGCTTCATAAGCTGCCTCTGCTGGAGACATCTTACCTTCATTATAAACCAGTAATTCTGCAAATTTGATCTGTTTATCTGTTAATCTCTTAGGTTGTGTCATCCTTGTAATTTACCCCAATATGTAGTAGTTAGCAAGGAGGAATTCCGGTGAAAGCAGAAACAAAACTTTGGAAAAAACTTAAGAAAAACACACCTAAAATTCAGTGGACTAGACTAGAATCTTGGGCATCTTTTGGTGTGCCTGATTTGCTTGGTTACCACGATAGCTGTGGATTTTTTATGGTTGAGCTTAAGATTGCAAGAGCTCCAAAAATATCTTTTAGTCCTCATCAAAAACTATTCCATATGACCAGAACGAAACGGAACTTTATCTTACTCCAAGAGCCTCTTGGAGACATCATAAAACTTTATGAGAGTAAATCGATCCACGGTCTTCTGTCCGATCACAGAGATACGCCGTGCGTGGCCCAGGCTTGGGACCATATCCAACGCTTGTTGATCCGCGAACCGCTTGACGGCTAGCTTGTTAGCTTGAGAGCTTGTGGCCTTCGGGCCCACCCACCCGCTTGTCGGCTTGAGAGCTTGTGGCCTTCGGGCCCACCCTCCCTGGCCTCCCTGGTTTTCTGCTTGTACGCTTGCGGACCGGGTAACCGTTGTCACGGCACCAGTCATTATGGACCGCTTCTATATCGTAGTTGTATTTAGTGTTTGCCATATTCTATATTTGGGATTTCTCTGTTCCAACACGCTCGACAGTCGCCGCAGCTATTGCCTTGATCCGGGGCCGGGCACGTACGCGTTGAGCTTCCAACGGTCGACGTCCAGGGCCAGAAGTTCACCGGGCCTTGATCAATCATATGTGAGCTCATCCTAATGATTAGATTTTTTGGAACCTCTTCAGGTTTAATATCTTTCAAGAATTGCGCTTCGCGCGTTGGCATCCAGTGCTTCGTTGCTGGTGTGAGCTTGCACACTTCAAAAATTTTCTGTAAGTGGTCCGCGCTCTGTATATCTCCGGCGTCGTGCCATCTAAACCATTCCTGCCTTTTAATTTTTGCAGCCATCGCCTGAACCCATAACGGGTTTTTGATAGCGTCCAGCCTTCTATATTGCGCGGCTTTAATTGCAGGGTATCTGGTATAGTTGCCTTTCATCGCATAGCAACCAGCGCACACGCTGCCGGGTACCTTCACCAGCTTCGCGCCCGTCTTGCATTCCCACGCTGGCAGGCTGTAGCTCAGGCCGGGCATTTTTTTTGTCTTTGTGAATGAGTCTGTTATTTTTAATGCGTCTTTTACTTTCATATTATCCTTTCTTTGTTATAATTTCCCATATCATACGCTTGTCAGCTTGTCAACTTTTTTTTGTTTGCGAGCTTGTGACCTGCGGGCCCACCCGCCCCTCTTTGAGCTTGAGCTCTTTAAAAAATTTATTTGTGTGTTTTAGGTATGAAGCCGGCAGCTGGCCGTGGTCCATTGTGAACCACGGGATCAGGTCGTTGTGTTTAATTCTTTTTGCCATATCTTTTGTGCTCATCCTTCACCAGCGCAATGAGCTCTTCTAACGCTTTGGCAATTCTTAATAATGTTTTGTTGTCCATTGTATCCTTTCTGTTGTTTATAATATATCCTACAATATCCCAGCTAGCTTGTCAACTATTAATTTGAGCTTGTGACCTACGGGCCCACCCGCCCGCGCCCCACTGAAAAAGTTTAGAATCATTCTAAAGTGGTCAAGTTACCAGATTGCAACCTGTATCGTCTTACAAATAACTTGACCCCAGATCACCTGCACGGACTACTCGCTAGCTAGAACGCCCCCAGATGATCTGGGCTCAAGGTGGATGGAGGCTAATCTATCCACATTGACCCGAAAGGACATCCAGCTACCCTGTGTCAATTCACATATCTGCTGGTCTTTATACATCCGAGTTGCAACAAAGATGTAAAGGATTGTCCTAACTCTATATAGGGGTTTATGGGAACTATGTCAAGGACCTTTTATTTTTTTATAAGCTTGTGACCTACGGGCCCACCCTCCCTATAAAAAAATTTACAACCTGAAATAGAAAAATCAATAAGACTAGCTTAGTTTAATTTCAGTTGAAATTAAACTAAGCTTATGACTTGACAAACAAAACCATTCTGATAAATTCCCACCTATTAATAAATAGAAAGGAAAAAAACAATGTCAGCAAAAATAAGAATGAATACCGAATACAGAAACAAACTCTTTAACAAGATTAAAGATGTATTCGAAAAAGAAGAAACGCAAGAGCAACAAGGCTTTATGCAATCAAGAGAAGATTTTGATGTAGCCCAAAAATCTACATTTGAATTAGCAAGGCAAGTTGTTGAGAGGTCATATCCAAAAGAAGATGTAGCCACACTACGAGTTTTTAAAAAGAAGTATGGCGACCCCTGTGATGTAGTAGCAAAAGATAAATGCTTTTACTTCTCACACTCGGAAGATGTAGATGAGGACGGCGAGAAAACAGATACTTCATCTCATTTTGATTTTGGTTTATTTGGCAATCTAAATGGCAACGAGTATTCAAGTGAAGATACTGAACACTTTGCTCACGCATATTTTAGAGAAGAACTAAAAGAGAAAGGTTGCAACCCAGATATCATAGCGCAACAATCTGGCAAAGATAGCAACCCACATAAAACAAAGCACGTTGATAT